AGAGGTTTATCAAACAACATTACAACTGGTGGAGTTATACTTCCTGCTGGAATTACAAATGCTTCAGTAAGTGCTGTAACTTCTTTTGCTAATGCTAGTGGTGGAACATTAATATTATTATCTACACAGACTGCTAGTGCATCTGCAAATATTTCTTTTACAACTGGTTTGGATTCTACTTATGATGCTTACGAATTTCATTTTATTAATATGCATCCAGCTACTGATGGTGCTAATTTTACTTTTAATATGAGTACAGATAGTGGTTCAAACTATAACGTAACAAAAACTACAACTGTATTTAGAGCATATCACTCTGAAGCTGATGCAAGTGAACTTGCTTATGAAGCTAGTGAAGATTTAGCACAAAGCACAGCATTTCAAATTTTAGCACCTAGTATTGGTAATGATAATGACCAACATTATTCTGGTGTATTAACATTATTCAATCCTAGTTCTACTACTTATGTAAAACACTTTATAGCAAGAGGAGTTTGTTATTTAAGTTCTGATTTACAAACTGACCATAATCAAGCTGGATATGCAAATACAACTTCAGCTATAAATGCTATAAGATTTCAAATGTCATCAGGAAATATAGATGATGGAATAATTAAAATGTACGGATTAAAAAAATCATAGGATAAATTATGGGTTCAATTACTAGAAGTTTTGCAAATAACATAACTACAAGCGGTGTGCTATTACCAGCTTCATTGAATAACAATTCTATTGCCAATGTAACTGCTTACAATGCTGCAGTTGCTACTGGTAACATGGTATTAATAAGTTCGCAGACAGCTAGTAACTCATCTTCTATTTCTTTTACTACTGGTATTGATTCTACTTATAAAGAATATCAGTTTTATTTTATAGACATACACCCAAGAACAGCCGCACCTGCTTTTCAATTTAATCTAAGCACAGATTCTGGTTCTAATTATAATGTTACAAAAACTACAACTTTTGTTCAAGTGTATCATAGCGAAACAAATGATGCAGATAGTTCTTTTACTTATGTTCCGAGTGTAGATTTGGCACAATCTACTTCGTTCCAAACAATATCACATGACATAGGAAGTGGTGCTGATGAATGTGGTGCTGGAATATTAACTTTGTTCAATCCAAGTTCCACAACGTATGTAAAACATTTTATATCTAGTGCAAATAATACTTATTCAAGTTACACTCAAAATCATTATATGGCAGGATATGCAAATACCACATCAGCTATAAATGCTGTACAATTTAAAGTGGGTAGTGGAAACTTTGACGGAACAATACTTATGTATGGAATCAAGTAACTTGACTAAAACAAACAATAAACTATAAAGGAAACATTATGGCAGAACATAAATTAGTAGATGGAGTTCAAATAGAACTTACAGCACAAGAAATAGCACAAAGACAAGCTGAAGCAACTGCTTGGGCTAATGGTGCATTTGATAGAGCAATGTCTGGATTAAGACAAAGAAGAAATGTTTTATTATCTTCTTCTGATTGGACAGTATTATCTGACTCTCCATTATCTGAAACTGAAAAAACTGCTTGGTTAGAATACAGACAAGATTTAAGAGATATTACTGAGGGTTTAAATACAGAAGCTAAAGTTAAAGCTGTTGTGTTCCCAGTAAAACCATAATGATAATTTTTATCTTAGGAATTATTCTAGGATTATATTTGGAATGGAAGTTTGAGATTGCCAAATATATTATTGAATCGGTTAAAGAACATTTAAACATCAAATAGTATTGTAATTTTATTGCAACGCACCATATATCTTAAATGATATATACGACTGAAGAAAATAACTTTTACTCAAAGGAGAACTCAATGTTAAACTATTCTGACATTAAGAACTATTGGTCTAAATTCTATGCAGATGCTTTTGAAGATGCAAAATCATTCTGGAAGAACTACGCAGACACAGTAGAAAAATTCTACAAAAAATAACTTTATTAAAACACAATAGTTTGATATTAGTGCATAAAAATTTAATGTGCATTTTCAAACTTTGGATTGGTGGGTGCGTCTTGCTAAAGTCTTGCAAATGCCAAAACGACTATGGCAAGAACTCACAACGAAGAACTTATATCTTTAAGGGGACATATAACAGGAATTAAACGAGAAGTTAAATTACTAAGCACATCAGTATATAAACTGGAAAAGAAGGTAGAAAACCTATATTGGTCTATACTTGTAGCCACTGGTAGTTTATCTTTGGCTTTGATAACAATATTTCTTGCTAAGTAAGTATTGCAAGTTTTAACGAATACAACTAGTAGGTAGTTATGGATACAAGAAGGATTTTGGTTATCTCAGATTTGCACCTGCCTTATCATAGGCAAGATTCTTTTGATTTTCTAAAAGCACTAAAGAAAGAATACAAACCTACATTCGTAATGTCTATTGGAGACTTATTAGACCATCACGCTTTATCATTCCACGATTCAAACCCTGATTTATTTTCTGCTGGACATGAACTTGTTAAAGCAAAAGATTATGTAAAAGAACTTGAATCAATATTTCCTGACTTAATTGAAATAGATTCTAACCACTCATCAATGGTTTATAGACGAGCATTAAAACATGGAATGCCTAGAGCCTATTTAAAAGAATATGGAGAGTTCTTAGGAACTAAAAAATGGAAGTGGGTTGATGATTTAACTTTAACGCTGCCAAATAAACAAAGATGTTTATTTACTCATGGTCGTTCTGCTGATGTTTTAAAAGTATCACAAACAAATGGAATGAATTGTGTGCAGGGACATTTTCATACAAAGTTTAAAATAGAATACTGGGCTAATCCTGATAATCTTTTTTGGGGTATGCAAGTTGGTTGTTTAATAGACCAAAAGTCTTTAGCTTTTGAATATGCTAAGAATTTTAAAACTAGATTTATAATAGGGACTGGTTTAATAATAGATTCACAACCAAAGTTAGCACCTTGTGTTTTAAATAGAGATGGCAAATGGATAGGCAAGTTAGTTTAAAAGAATTACTATTTTCTGAGACTGCAACAAGACTTGGAATAGATAACACTCCAACAGATCAAGTTTTAATAAATCTACAAACATTAATCTACGAAGTTATTGAACCAATCATAAATCAATTTGGCGATATAAAAATTACTTCTGGTTATCGTTCTCCAGAACTTTGCAAAGCAATAGGAAGTTCTACAACATCACAACACACTCTTGGTCAAGCTGTTGATTGCGAAGTTATAGGAGTACCTAATAAAGAACTAGCTGACTGGGTAGTTAAAAATTTAACTTACGATCAAGTAATTTTAGAATTTTGGAAACCCGAAGAAATAAACTCTGGTTGGGTTCATATCTCTTATAACAAAGGTAATAATCGTAAAATGTATTTAAGAGCTTACAAAGCTAATGGAAGAACGGTTTATGAAGTCTTATAAAAAACAAGTTGGTGGAAACCACTATAAAAAATACCAGATACAACCAATAGAATTTATAGTTAAAAATAATATTGGCTTTGTGGAAGGAAATATATTAAAGTATATTTTAAGGTTTAAAGACAAGGGTGGTGTTCAAGACTTATTAAAAGCCAAACACTATATAGAATTGCTGATAGATTCTACTAAAAGCAAATAATATCGTTTAAACTGATTTAGACGCATTTTTAAGCATATTGGCTTAAATATGAGTATAACCTCATAAAAACCCTAAATATTAAAAAAAAGGGGTATTTTGATGGTTTAAACACTATAAAAGGAACATTTAGAGAACACTATGCAGATAATTAAAATAGACACAGATTTTACACCAGAAACACACGATTTAACAGAAACATCTCAACAATCTTCTGCAATCATAACTGGTTCAGGAATAGTAAGAATAGCAGTTAGAGGAACACACGCACATATTAAAATAGGTTATAACCCAACAGCAACAGAAGAATCTATACTTTTGCCACAAGATACTGTTGAATATTTTCAAATAAGATCAGGGCAACAAGTTGCATTTATTAAACACGGAGACGGAAATGGCGAAATTAATTTCTGTGCAATAGACTAATATGCTACCAGCTTTAAGTGCTTTTGCACCACTCCTTACAACAATATTTAAAACAGTTGATAAAGCTATTCCTGATAAAGATTTAGCTGAAAAATTAAAAGCTGAAATGAATATGCAATTAATGCAATCTGGCACAGAAGAAATGAAAGCATCTGCAAAAATTATTGAAGCTGAAGCTAAATCTAATTGGTATGTATCTGGGTGGCGACCAACTCTTATGTACTTACTTATTTTAATTGTAGCTTGGAATTATATTCTTAGTCCAATTTTATTTCTCGTTCTTAAAATTAAAACACAAGTAGAACTTCCTTCTGATGTTTGGACATTACTCACAGTAGGTTTGGGTGGCTATACTATCGGAAGATCTG